GTATTAAGACAAGCGGTTTCTTTAACTGCCGGAAACGGCGGTTGCGCGGTAGCTGCGGGGCAGGTTCAGGTCTTGGATACGCACGTTACCCTCCGCAGTGACGGTCTGGAAGGCACCCGGCGCGCCCACCGCCCCGTTCGACAGGCAGCACAGATTCGTAAACGTGGCACCCCCAATCGCACCCGCGGATCCCGCCGCGAGGGTCGGGATCACAAAGCGCTGGTACTGCGTTGAGTTGTTTGCCATCGCCGAGAGGAACACGGCGTTCGTCTTGCGTGACTGCGGGGGGGGCGTCTTATGGTAGGTCGCCGCAACGATGCGGCGCTTCTGCTGGGTCAGGTAATCTTGGGCAGAGTTCACCTGCATCTTTGTGGTTTATACGAGAGAATTCCTATTCAACTATACGGGATGCGCTTTGTCCTGGTGAGCACCCACACCGATCAAACGACGGGATACTCCAAGGTTGCCCACAACCTCCTCAAGCAGCTGTCGACGCTCACACCCAAGGTGAAGACGTATCATTTTGGATTCCAGCGCCACCCCAATCGCAGCAGCCACCGCAAGGTGCCAGACGGCATCGTTCAGTACGACGCGGCTGCTAACGAGGACCCGAAGGAGGACGGCTTTGGCTTCAACAAGATCTACGAGTACCTCGAAATGGTCAACCCGGACGTGGTGATGATCTATAATGACCCCCTTATCGTGTACCGCTTCATTGAGAGCATGAAGCACGAGCGCGGAAAGTCGTCCTACAAGCTGTGGGTGTACACGGATCAGGTGTACAATGGCATCGCCCAGCCTCTGATGGAGAAGATCAACACGCACGCTGACCGCGTGTACGCCTTCACGGACACCTGGAAGGAAAAGTTCATCGAGTACGGAAATCACACCGACCTCCGCGTTCTTGAACACGCCGTCGACGCGGGCATGTTCTCGTCGCTGACCATTGAGAACCGCGCAAACGTCCGGCGGAACATGAACCTTCCCGCCAATGCCCTGGTGTTCCTGAATGCCAACCGCAACAGCCAGCGGAAGCGCCTGGACCTGACGGTGGCGGGCTTCGTCGGGTACCTGGTACGGAACCCGTCAACCTCCGCCTACCTGGTGGTTGCCACGAATCTGAACCCCCAGTCGGGGTCGTACTACGACGTTCAGCGCATTTTCTTTGAGGAGTTGAAGGTACGTGGGCTGGCAGTGCAGGTGTACGGGAACCGGTGTGTCCTCGTCGATACGGCGCCGCCCAACATCATGAGCGACGACGCGATTAACCAGCTGTACAATGCCTCAGACATTGGTATCAACACGGCAGACGGCGAGGGGTACGGACTCTGCCAGTTGGAGCACATGTACACTGGCGCGCCGCAGATTGTCACGGACGTGGGTAGTTTCCGGTCATTCCTGTCTGAGGAGGTCGCTGAGTTCATTCCTACGGGGGATCGCACGTACTTCCCGGGCAACATGCCCCTGGGGTTCTGGGCGCCTACGTTCACGGTGGCGTCCGTCGTAGATGCCATGGAACGCATGGTCAAGACTCTGCTCGAGAAGCGCCTGGCAGTCTCGTCTTACGACTTCAAGAGCTGGGCGCGTATCTGCGACGCCTGGCTGGAGGACATCCTCACGGAAGCGACCACTTAATTTGCCCAGGCGCAACCAAAACACCCACCCGGAGGAGACGCTGGTTGTCTTCAAAGGCTGGACCATCAAAGACCTCCTTGCTCTCAGGGTCAATGAGGAACACCATCTGCTTAATCATGACCTTTTGAAGCCGCCGCTTACGACGCTGTGTGTTCCGCAGGTAGGTGAGATCAGGATCCTCGTTTCGGATGTTCGGCTTGTACGCAAGGCTCTCCCCGTTTGAGGCACTATCAAACCGCATACACGACAACACGGGTGTTTCCCGACTATGAAGTTTCCGATGAACTTCGCAGTCGACGGCTGCCTGTTTCAGAAGCGTGGTGAGGCGCTTGTTCGTTATGTCCTTTTCAAAGGTGGTCTCATACAGATACTCGTCTGTCGTCATGAACGCCTCCACGGGCGCCCCGGCGTAGCGCTTGGTGGACGTGTCGCTCCGACGGATGGGCACGATGTTGTTTGACCCCTCCGTGGACTTTGCCTGCTCTGGTGTAAAGGTGCTCAGGTAGAAGCTCACGCGGACAGTGCGCTCCTCCATGGGGAGCTTGGCGTGCGAACAGATACGAATGGCTCGCCCGATGACCTGGTCGTGCCGGGCAGGGTTCCAGTGGGGCTCCATGATGTGGACGCGGCGGACGTTGGCGAGCGTGATGCCCGTTGCTCCCGAGGAGGACGCCATGAGGAGACAGAGTAGCTTCTTCCCCCGCGCCTCCACCGACGCCTTAAGACTCGCAGGGAAGTCGTCGGCAAAGATGTTGTTGAAGACCTGGCGCATCATGTCGCGCTGATCCTTGTCCTCCTCGCCGGTATAGAAGGCGTACGCGGGCTTCTCAGCGTCCATGGTCTTGTCCTCAATCCACTGCCCATTCTCCTTCACGATCTTGTAGGGCTGCCAGCCATTGGCATCGAGGATCGCTGCAAAGACGCCCAGTCCTTCCAGGGTGCGATACTGCGAGTAGACGAACTGGTTCTTCCAGGCGGACGGGTCAGTCCCCAGGGTCTCGCGCACATTCTCCAGCATGCGCAGCAACTTGGGGCTAGACGACTTCAGGGCATTCTCCGTGAGGTAGCGCTGGGGGTTCTCGCGGAGTTTTTGGAGTACACCCTCCTTGCCGGGTGCGGCATCCTCGTTGACGTTCTCGTCAATCTCCTTGGGGTCGCGCACCAGGTCAGCAGGAATGGCATAGTTACACGCCAGACGGGAGTTCACGCGGAAGGTCTTCATCTCCGAGTCGTCGGCACGACCCGGAGTGATGCGGCGCTTGTCCCGCTTGATCTCCTCCCACCGGATCGTGAGATACCGACCAAACTGCTCGGAGGACATGGGGACCTCCTCCAACATCTTGTCGTCATCCACACGCCTAGGCATCAGACGCTCATCCGCGCCCTTGAAGTAGGACACCAGTCCCTGGATGCGCCGAGCAAAGAGGAGGGGGTTCTTGATGTTGAGACCATCCAAAAAGAGGGCGGCAAAGGCGTCCATCTCGGTGGGCAGACACTGGAGCTGCTCCGTGGTGATGCGCTCCATGGCAATCTCTGCCCCGCCCACGTCCAACTGAAACTTGTTCTGGAAGGTCCTCACCCAATCCGCGGCGACCTCCGTAAAGGGCACGTCCTTGTGATATTGGACGGCAATGCGCTCGCCTGCCTCATTGTAGACGCTCCGGAAGTGGGGAGGATTCCGTGTGACCATGATGGTTTTCTTCAGGGTGTTGAACTCGATGGTGTCCACATCCGGGATCGCTTGAAGGACGTTCTTCATCTTCTCCTCGTCCCAGGTGGGAATGGACTGAATGGGAATGTTGATGCGCTCGATGGGACCCCGCAGGAGGTTCATCAGGAAGGCGATTTCCGTGGCGCGGTTGACCACGGGGGTGCCCGAGAGAGCCACGACCTTGCAGTTGCGCGCCGTGTAGACGGCATCATACAGACGACGCCCAAGGTCTGATGCATTGCTGACCCTTGAAATGAACTCGTGGACCTCGTCAATGATGACCACGCTGTTGTCATACGGGTTGGGGCCCTCGGTGGGGGCATAGTTTGAAATGTTACCCGAGCTCAGACCGTTGTAGCGGATAAAGGTGAAGCGCTGGTCAAGGATGTCCTCGATCTGCTTGCCGATCAGAGTGCGCGCCGTCATGGGCAGGACATTGAAGTTCGGCTCCTGGTTGGGAATGGTGACAAAAAACTTGCCATTGCGATCCAGGAAGCCGTCGGAGATGCCCAGCTTGCGAGCCTCGGCTCGGGTGATGTCGGACAGCTCGCGCATCTCCCAGTGCTGCTCGTAGGCATAGATGGGGTCGCCGCACTTGCGGAGCTCGCCGCGGTAGTTGATTTCCAGGGAGGCTGGCAACATGACAAAGACCTTGCGATCGGACAAGAGGGACTCGGCGACGGCGATGGAGGAGCACGTCTTGCCCGACCCCAGTCCGTGGTACACGAGGAGACCGCGATACGGCGTCTCTGCCATCAGGTAGTCGCGCACGATCTTTTGGTGAGGCAGGAGTTCACGGGCGTTGCCTCGCTTGGTGCAGAGATCCACGTCCTTGTCGTCGTCGTCGGTGGGCTTGTCGCGGTGTTTCAGGAAGATGCGTGTGATGTAGTCCGCGAACGCCTTACGATTCGGCAGGACGTAAGCACCCGCCATTGTTTTTCGTAAGGATTAGATAATGGGGAAAAACCATCGCCTCACGATGGTGACGGTGTATCTCTTTCTGATGGCAGCCTTTCTCTACCTCAAACCCGATGTCGCGTTTGGTCGAGAGGGACGGATTCGTCCCTTTGGGACGCAGGATCGTGAGGCGACGGTATTTCCTTTGTGGTGGTGGGTCTTTATCATTTCGGTGGTCTCCTATGGTGTAACGGTGTATCTCTTCAACTTTCGCCTTTAGCTCGCCTCAAAGGTCTCAATCACACTCCTCAGCTGAGTCAGCATGTTCTTGCGCTCCACGTGGTGGGGGCGAATCAAGGCATCCGCTTCCTCAAACGACTTCCACGCAATGCCCGATATCTCGCGGCGCTGCATGGCGGTGAACTTCTGACTCAACTGAAGCGCCTCGGGTGTCTTGAGGAGAGCGATAAAGTAGAGGTGGCGATACTGGACGCCGTTCAGACCCGTGAAGGTCTCCTCGAGGACTAGGTTCCGCAGAATGATAAAGGAGTCGCGGGGGATGTTGGTCTCCTCATCAAACTCGCGAAGCGCGCAGTCCACGTCGGACTCACCTCGCATGCGCCGTCCCTTGGGGAACCCCCACTCGGGCTCCGTGTAGGTCGAGAGGTACTGCCGCATCAGCGCGATACGATCCAGGCGGTAGAACTTCTCACGCGCCATGTTGTAGTCCGACGAGGAGCGGTCATCTCCCCAGAGGTGCTTCCATAGAACCTCAAAGGACTCGCAGGCGATCATGGACTGCTCCTTGAGGGTCATGTTCTGGAAGAGGCTGCCGACATAGGGGACATTGTCGGGGTCATACTTGCCCCGCATGAATTCTGCAAAGCTCATGCTGTCCTTGCGACGGATCATGAGGATGCGGGTGGTCTCGGGCTTCACCGGGAGCTGGGGCGTTTCCAGCAGAAAGATGCCGCAGGAGAGGATGGGATCGCGGCAGGTTCGGAATAGGTGTCCCTTCAGTCCACAGTTGTTGCAGAACATCGTTGTGGGCAGGTGTCGTTGAGTAGGGCTCGTTCGTTTTTCCATTGTCAAGTCAGGGTTGTGACAAGAAAGTTCCTTCGTAAAGACAAATGGGATTGTTCTCCTCCAAGTCCTCCCCAACAGAGTCCTCTGTTTCGGACACCCCCTCGTCGGGCATGTCGGCAGGGCGCATCCTGGGCGTCATCGTGGGCATTCTCCTGCTTGTACTCCTGGGCTTTGTGTTCTACAACTACATGCGCTCCACCCAGGGTCTGGCACCGGTGACCATCTTTCCTACGGGTGCTGGCGCCTCGGCTTCGGCGGACCAAGCCCCCGCGCCGGTCGACGGAAAGACGCGGACGGTAATATCGGCGAACAACGTGCCTCTCAGCACGGGATCCAACTATGGCGTCCAGTTCTGGATGTTCATCTCGGACTGGGACTACCAGTTTGGCAAGGAGAAGCTGATTCTTACCCGTACCGCCGGTGCGAGCGGGAGCATCGTCAACCCGTCCATCTCCCTCCACCCGACGGACAACAGCCTGAACGTGAGGGTGAGTATCTTCCCCACGGACTCGCGGGCGGGAGCAGCGGAACCCGGGGCGGACACGACGGGTGACTCCTACACCTGCACGGTGGAGAACGTGCCTCTTCAGTCGTGGTTCGCGGTGTCAGTCACGGTGTTTCAGCGCAACCTGGACGTCTACATCAATGGACGCCTCGTCAAGTCCGCGGTGCTCCCGGGTGTGCCCAAGCCAGCGGTGGGAGACATCGTGCTCAATGACAAGGGCGGCTTCTCTGGGTCTATCTGCAATGTCCACAGCTACACCAGCATGCTCAAGCCGGAGGATGCCAAGGCGTTCTTTGCGGCGGGAACCACGTGCCAGGCACCCGCGCCGACGACCCCGGCTCCGATCACAAACGACGGGTTCATTACCCTCTTTGGCTACACGTTCAAGTTTGCGACCCTCGATAAATCTGGAAAAGAACTTTCGAGCCTGACCTTGTAAGGAATTAATGAATATCTTACTCAAGTGTCCGACTCGGTCCCGTCCGGAGCGCGTGGTCGCGACACTGACCCAGTACGCCAAGCTGGCGTCGGACAGGTCTCGTATCGGACTTGCCGTCTCGTGCGACACCACAGACGCAGACATGATGAACCCAAAAAACGTCCGTGAACTGCAGACGGTTCTTTCGCGTTTCGGGTGGAGTCATATCTACTACTCCAACAACACCTGCAAGATCGAGGCGTGTAACGCCAACATGGGCGAAATCGACTTTGCCTGGGACATTGTCATGCTCATCTCGGATGACATGGTTCCGCAAATCGAGGGGTACGACGGCATCGTTCGACGTTTCATGCGGACGAGCTTTCCCGACACGGATGGCATCCTGTGGTTCAATGACGGATACCAGGCAGACGAGCTGAACACCCTCTCCATCCTGGGGCGTAAGATGTACGAGCGACTGGGCAACATCTATGAACCCGTCTACAAGAGCCTCTTCTGCGACACTGAGTTCACTGACCGCTGCCGGGGGGACTTCAAGGACAAGGTACTCTACAGCTCCACCGTCATCATTCGGCACGAGCATCCGGGCGCAGGGTTTGGTAGCATGGACAATCTCTATTTGGTGAACCAAGCGTACTTTTCGAGAGACATGATGACGTACATCTCTCGCAAGACCTACGCGTACGACTGGTCCGTACTCATTCCCAGTCTGGTGGAGCGTGATGCGATGCTCGACGGGCTGCTCACCTCCATCAAGGAGAAGGTGGCGCGCCTGTGTCCGTCCCTCCGCGTTGAGTTCTGTCTAGACGTGGATAATCGTCAAAAGAGTGTGGGAAATAAGCGGGGAGACCTCTTGAAGCAAGCCAAGGGAAAGTACCTCTCCTTTATTGACGACGACGACTCCATCACCGATGCCTACGTTGAAGACCTGTGGGCGTGTATTCAAGGAGGACACCAGTGCATGCGGCTGAACGGACAGATGGGCGACTACGTGTTTACTCATAACATCGGCGTCACGCTGGAGGACAAGATGGTTGTTGGTGAACCACCGGTGTTTCAGAGACCCCCGAATCACTTGAACCCGATCCTCTCCGACATTGCCAGGTTCGTCAAGTTCAAGGATGCAACACACGGGGAGGACCTGGATTGGACGGTGTCAATGATTAAGACGGGGCTCCTTCGCAACGAGTACCCCGCTGACGTCTCCCGGATACACTATCACTACAACTTTACGGGTCGGTCGGTAACGAAACAGACGATTGACGCTCAGAGGGCAATGACCTTTGAGCAGATGCTGCCCTACCTCTTTACGCCCGCGTCCGCGCCACGGCGCCCAGCCCTGCGTCTGGGACCACGAGGGTTTGTGTCGACATAAAGTCTTCTTAAAGTATAATGGTTGTTCTGGGAATCGTTGCGGTTCTCGTTGTACTGGCGCTCATCATCTATCTAGGAGTCACGCTCTCAAAGACCAAGACCGACGAGGTCGTGATCCTCTCGGGATCGCAGTCAGGAAAGCAAGAGGTTGTCTATGGGCAACCCCTGCCCCGGTCGTTCAATCAGTCAGAGGGCATCGTCTACTCCTACACGGGGTGGATTCTTGTCAATGACTTTACAGTGGGCTACGGCAAGGCGCGCAATATCCTGACCAAGGGAAATAGCCCGGGCATCGCACTGGACACGACTTCAAATTCCCTCGTATTTTCGATCAAGACGTACGGGACCACCGAGACGGTCCTTGTGCCGAACGTTCCGGCAGCCAAGTGGATCCACTTTGCGATTGTGGTTAACCAACAGGCGACAGACATCTACATCAATGGCATGCTTCGGCAGCACCACACGCTCAGCCAGCTGCCCGATCAGACAGAAAACCAAGTGGTCATGGGTGGCGAGTGGGACGGCGTGTTGGGGCGTGTCTCCTACTTTCCTCGGACACTCAGCCCGGGCGAGATCCAGGCGAAGGCGGCAGAGACACCTCCCACGGATCTTCACCCCAGCCCGTCATCTCCCCAGTACTTTGACCTCACCTGGTACACGGGGCGTTTAAATTCTACGTAAACACGTAAAGCACACATGAGTGCGGGAGGACAGCGTGCTATTGACGTCTCGGGCATAAACACTATGCGCCTGCGCGACGCGGCAGACGTTACCCTGCAGACCAAGGACGTTCTGGTCTATCAGACCTTTAACTCGACCACAGGGGCGAATGCGTATGCAAACCATGTGGCGAATGGAAATGATTACTACCTGCAGTTCTTGAAGGGGGCTAAGGAGTGTCCTCAGGTGGGCTGCACGGGTCTGCCCTACCAATCGAATTATGTCATGAAGTTCCGGTATTGAGACGACGCTTGGTGCGCTTGGTGCGCTTGGTGCGCGTGCGCTTGGTGCGCTGTTTCCGGGTCTTTCGTCTCAGACCACCCGTTCCTTTCAAACGACCGAAGATGAGCTGTTTTTGTTCCGGTGTGAGTTTGTCCTTGGGGTCAACCACATCGTCTGAGCTCTGTATCATGCCAGACGCAAATTCGTCGCGGAGAGCGTCGACC